ATATATCTGGTTGACTATTCCGTTAATTGACCGCATTGTTTGTAGTGCTATCCATATAAGCGTCAATCAAACATTGATAATAGTCGTTGTTATCTCCTATAGATACATAGTTTCTATTACGTTCTTCTGTAATAGTAGGTCTTTCGTATTGATTAAGTTGTATTAAGTGTAAGTTATCCATAATGTACAAATTGATTGTCTCCTGTGCTTTGTTCTATATAAACACCGTTTGAAATTTCATAGTCTGAAAGTGTTTGGTCTGAACAATACATCTTGTCTTTAAAAATTATTGCGTTGTCTGTTGTATTGGTGATTGTAATAGTATAGTAATTATTTTCAACTAATGCTTGAGTAGTTGAATACTGATAATAGTAATCCAGTTCAGAAAATGTTGCTGCATCGTCTGTTAATATAACTTTATTTTGAGCCTCTGACTTTATCACTAATTTATAAGTTTTAGTACCAGTTATTGTTTCTCTTGGTATAAAGTTAATAATTCGTGTGCCACTTGTAGTTAATATTTGCATATTTTTAAATAAAAAAAGAGGTGGTTAATCACTCCCACCTCTCCAATCAAACTATATATTATGAATCACACAATTATATTAATCGCGTCTTTTTTTAACTATTAGTTCCTACAGTTACAGTAACAGTTGCAGAACTCATTCCAGCAAAAGGGTCAGCAGAAGTTCCACCACTAATAAAGTTAGCTGGTTCAAGCTCTTGTCCAGTAAGCGTTAATGAGTAACCTGAAAGGTCTCCAAAAGCTGTTCCAGTAGCTATACTACCGCCTGTAACATCCATTCCGTGTTCTAAACCGCATAGTAAAAAGTTTCCGTTTCTGTCCTCTACAGCAATGTGAGGTCTTCCGTAAGCCATAAGTTTCAATTCCTTGTTGTCTTCTTTAGACAACTTAGGTAAAGTTAATGTTAATGTTTCTTCAAAGAATGTCGTTCCATTCTCTCTACTTGAGGTAATAGCAGTTTCTAAACTATTAGTGCCTTTTAAATCGTATTGAAAGCAAGTAAATGTTCCTGATAAATCAGTGATTTCGTCGTCTACCTTAGTTATCGTTCCTAAGTCTCCAAAGTCAACAAACCAAGCTCTAACTATTCCACCAATAACATCTTTACATGGTACTTTTCTTCCTTGTGTTAAATCGCAAGCCATTTGTTATTGTTTTAAATTAAGGGAGCATTTCAGCTCCCTAATTATTTTTTATTTCTTAAACGTGATAAAGAACAATGTCAGAACCAATTCCGTATTGAACACCAGCGGTGTATCTCATCACAACTCTTACATTTTGTGATCCGTCGATGTCAGCCATGTCTATCAATTTCACTTCGTTCATGTCAGAAAGTAAACCAGTTCCGAAAAATAAGTTAGATTTCTGAGCAGCCATTGCAGTATTGTCATTAAGACCATTTGCAACGAATAATTTAACACCATCAAAAGAAAGTGCGCCATCACCATACCACATGTGAGACTGAGCGTTTACACCACTATTAGTAGCAGCGAATCCACCTAATGCTCTCACGTAAGATCTTGCTATATTTTGTGAAATGTAAATGTGTACGTCTTCTTTACCGTAAAGTGAAGCTGGTATGCTATCTACAATTTTTCCTAATTCAGCAACAACATTCGCAGCGTCAACAGTTGTTCCAGTTACATCAAGAACGTCAGTATCAGCAAGAGCTAAAGTAGCCAAGCCATCGAATTCTCCAGCAGTAGCATTAGTTCCTTCCCAGATATTTTGCTCTGTTTTTTCTGCAACCATTCCAGCAACATGACCTATGATGTAATCTGAAAATTTAGGTGGCATATTATCAAATGCAGAATAACCCATTGAAACCGCTTCCCAATCCTCAGCAAAATCTTTTTTGCAAAATTCAAGGTTTACTTGAAACTCCTCTGGTTGTA